ATGCAGACAAGCAAGCAAGCAGATTGGCATCGCGCAGATATCCGCGCGGCATTAGAAAAACGCGGCACAAATCTACGCGCATTGTCTATCAGCGCCGGTTTGGCTAAAGATACTTTGCGTAATGCGCTAGTTCGCCCTTGGCCCAAGGGGGAAAGATTGATTGCCCAGGCAATTGGGGTTGACCCCTCAGTTATCTGGCCGAGTCGCTATAACCATGCAAAAGAATAATTACGGGAACAATCCCCTTCATTTTGGGAGTGTGAACTGATGGATATTTGGGTTACTGCTAAAGAGTGTGTTGGTTTGCCTGGCTTTCCCAGCATGCAACATAACATTCGTGCAAATCTGGATAAGCTGGCAGGCGAGAAGCGTCGCACACGCTCAGGTTCAAAATCATTTGAATACCCGATAAATTGCCTGCCTCCCGTAGCTCGTGCCGCAATACTGAAAAAACAAGGCACGATAGAAATTAACGATCGCCAGTTTGAAATAAAACAACGTCACACTGAAAGCTACTGCCGGGAATCACTCTGGCAACAATTTAACGCCGCAAGCAATAAGCAGCGTGAAAAAGCACGCCAAAAGTGTGAGGCCGTGATTGCCGTGGCGGGGATGATTGAAACGGGTATCGACACGCTGACCGCATTTGATTCTGTTGCTGACGCGCTACAGCTTCCTTCTGCCAGTGTACGGCGTTGGTATTACCAGGCGAAACCCTTCGACCGGTCAGATTGGCTGGCGGCACTAGTAGGTAAACATGGTCACAGTATGTCAGCCCGTAAGAAGAAAGAAGCTGATTGTACATCTGCGGCCTGGGATTTCTTCTTAGCGGATTATCTGCGCCCGGAGCAACCGGCGCTGCGGACCTGCTATGCCCGCCTTGAGGAAGTGGCTGCGGCACATGGCTGGATAATACCGAGTCTGTCATCCCTGCGGCGGAAGCTGGAGCGTGAAGTACCCGCCGAACAAGTGGTGCTATTGCGGCAAGGTGAGCACGCATTGATGCGGCTTTATCCCGCGCAAGAACGCACTGTGCTTGAACTGGATGCGATGGAATGGATTAACGGCGACGGTTATCAGCATAACGTTTTTGTTAAATGGTTTAACGGTGAGGTTATCCGGCCCAAGACGTGGATTTGGCAGGATATCCGTACCCGCAAGATTCTGGCCTGGCGGACTGATGTGTCCGAGAACAGCGACAGTATCCGCCTGGCCCTGGCTGATGTGATTGAGCAATACGGCATTCCAAAACACATCACTATCGATAACACCCGTGCCGCCGCCAACAAATGGATGACGGGCGGTGTGCCGAACCGCTATCGATTCAAAGTTAAAGAAGATGACCCGAAAGGTATCATTCCGTTGCTGGGTATCCAGTTGCACTGGACCAGTGTGTTGTTTGGCCGGGGACACGGGCAGGCAAAACCAGTAGAGCGTGCGTTCTCTCATGGGGGGCTGGGTGAAGTGGTCGATAAACATCCCGCTTTGGCTGGGGCTTATACCGGCGCAAACCCGATGGCAAAGCCCGATAATTATGGTGACCGGGTAGTCGATGCGGAAACTTTTTTAAAGGCGCTGGCCGAAGGGATCGCTTTTTGGAACCGTCGGCCTGGGCGCGATACAGAGGTGTGTCTTGGGAAATGGTCGTTTGATGATGCGTTTGAACAGAGCTATCAGGAAAGCACCGTACGCAAGGCAACAGCAGAGCAGCGCCATTTATTGTTGTTACCTGCTGAGGCGGTCACGGTCACCAATGGTGCCTTTACCTTAAACGCAGGCGGTAAAATCCAGTCACGCCGGAACCGGTACTACCACGAGCAGTTGCTGGGGATTAAGCCTAACAAAATTGTTATTCGTTTTGACCCGGCAGCACTGCATGACTCCGTGCTGTGCTACACGCTGGACGGCCGTTTTATCTGTGAAGCCACCTGCATTGAGAAATCCGGGTTTGGTGATACCCAGGCCGCTCGTGAGCATGACCGTAACCGGACCCGGTTTGTTAAACGCACCAAGGAGGCTACTGCTGCACAACGTCGCATGACGGCCCTGGAAGTCGCGGAGCTGATGCCGGAAACCGTCCCGCCAGCACCGCCTGAAAGTCGGGTAGTCGAAATCTACCACCCGGAGGGTAATACCGTGCGACGTGTACAGATTGAAGCGCAGCCCGAGCCGGACACCGATTATGACTACGCGTTTGAAAATGCCGTGGCACAACTGCATGAGCAACAGCAGAAAAATACGATTTAATTTAGGAGACTACGATGACCAATATTATAGCGTTGACTCAAACACAAACAGAACTGGCTGACGTTCGTGCCGCTATCCGAACCATTGTTGAAAGTAACGGCCTGACTTACAGCAATGTCGCCCGCGAAAGTGGCATATCCAGTACCGCGTTATCTCAGTTTATGAATGAAAGCTACAAAGGAGATAACAGCAAAGTTGCCGGGCAATTGTCTGTCTGGCTGGAGAACCGCAGCAAGCGTACCAATGAAATGCCGGCTGCCCCGGATTTTGTCCAGACGAAAACTGTGCGGCAAATCTGGAGCGCGTTGCAATATGCCCAACTGGCGCAATGTATCAGTGTCATCTATGGCAGTCCGGGAGTCGGTAAGACCAAAGCCTTGCAGCAGTTTGTTGCTGAACGCCCCAATGTGTGGCTGATAACCGTGTCACCCTCCCGCGCCAGCCTGAGCGAATGCCTGTACGAGCTGGCCCTGGAACTGGGGCTGGGAGATGCACCGCGTCGGGCGGGTCAACTGGGGCGGGCAGTACGCAGAAAATTGCGCGGCACATCGGGGTTATTGGTGATTGATGAGGCCGACCATCTTGATTATCCGGTATTAGAGGAATTGCGCATCTTGCAGGAGGAGACCGGTATTGGTCTGGCGCTGGTCGGCAATCATCAAGTCTATGCCCGGCTGACTGGCGGTAGTTCCCGCAGTGTGGACTTTGCGCGATTGTTCAGCCGGATAGCGAAAAAAGTCGCCATCCTGAAAACCAAAAAAGATGACGTTATCGCCATTGCTGAGGCTTGGGGGTTGGGCCAACAGGAACGCGCGTTAGTTCAGCAGTTATCAGAACGTCCCGGCGCACTGCGTACCGTATCCCATACCCTGCGACTGGCAGCCATGTTTGCCAAAGGCAACAACGAACTCCTTTCTGAGAAACATATCCGCGCGGCGGTTAAAGATTTAGAGGGGGCGACATTATGACAAAGGATTCACTGGTTTCAGTATTTAATCGTGCTGGCGATGCGGTATCCGCGCTGACAGAACAGGGGTTTACTGTGATGAGTATCATGATACGGGATAGTGCGCCGCGTATACAAATTGCCCGCCATCAGCATTGTGAGCAGTTAATTCGTAACGGTAAGGCCACCTACCGATACCTTGGGCGCAATAGTGATTATCGGCAGGGGATGTTTATGCATTGCGGTTGTCAGGTCTTTTGGTCTGAATCATTACATTAATTAGGGGGATGTATGGCTGTTAAAATCGAAATTGTTATTACCACTCATCAGGGGAAATTAATGCATGACGTTAAAGCGTCAGGCGGCGCTGTCTACACAGCCAATGAAAAACAAGAGGTCATGGCGCTGGTACAGGTTATTAAGCATCACCTCGCGCAGCAATACGATTTATGTTTTCACACTCAGGAGGTTAATCAACATGTCCACTAAACAATACACAACACAGCAGGCACCGGAGAGTTATTGGGTCGATGCTAAAGGCGTACTGACGCCCGTCAGTATCATCAAAGCGATTGACCTGGAACGGGATAATTTAGTCGGAGAAATCGTTGAGCAGGCCATCACGGTTAACTCGGCATTAGCTGAGTTGAAGCTGCGTGCTTTTGCTGATATCCAGGCTTTTGTTGATTTGTCAGCAGAGAAATACGGTGCCACGAAAGGCGGGAAAAAAGGCAATGTGACACTCTATTCTTATGATGGCCGTTTTAAAATTCAACGTGCAATGCAAGACCGTATTGCTTTTGATGAGCGTTTGCAGGCGGCTAAATCCCTGATTGATGAATGTCTTGCAGACTGGACGGAAGGGGCGCGTCCTGAAATCCATGCCTTGATTAGTCAGGCGTTCTCTACCGATAAGGAAGGTGACATTAATACAGGTCGTGTCCTGGGTCTGCGTCGGCTGGATATTGATGATGAGCGTTGGAATAAGGCGATGATTGCTATCGGAGAAGCTTTGCAAGTTATCGGCAGTAAATCCTATATTCGAATTTATGAGCGTGTAGGGGATACTGACCAGTACAAGCCAATACCGTTGGATATCGCCGGGGTTTGATATGAAAGCAATACAGTTTAATCAGCGTTATCGTGTTGGCGACAGTTTTATCTATCAGCCCAACAAAATATTACGCGGTGGAGCGCCGGTTAAGACAGTGGATAAAGCGAAAGATTTAACCCATTGCACGGTAGTTGAAATTAGTACTGAACCTTATTTTGTCAGAACAGATTATTTAACTCCGGCGTGATTTAACACACCACAAAATTAAAGACGGTTTAAACATGGCGTAAACCCGCCAGGGGCGCGCTTACGCCAAAATTGAGGACAGCAACAATGAATATTGATAAACCAGGATGGAAAGCTATTGAAGAAGAGCTGAAAAGTCTATTTTGCCACGTTAGTTTTCAGTATCAGGGCGTTGTCATTAGCGTTAATAGGGAAAGGGTCAGCGAGAACAGGAGCCAATTATTTGTTTATTTCAATAATAAGGTGTGCCTTGCATGGGGTGACAAAGGCCATGATATGTATAACCCATTAACTGAATTATTTTGGCGGACGGTTACCAAGCCATTGTATAGCAAAACAAGAATTGCAGAAGTAGAAAAGTTGTTGGGTAAGCGTCATGCGAAAAAAGAATTGCCATATATCTATAAAACCCACACTTATCTTTCTCCTGGATTTATCAACGCCGTTCAATTAATCCGGCAATACAAAAAGATTGCAGGGCTTGAGTGGATTAACAAATCGGAGGTATCACAATGACACCCGTTGTTTTTATTTCAGGCCCGATGACCGGCAAACCCAATTTCAATCGTGATGCATTCAATCTTGTAGCGAAACAGCTAAAAAGCCAGGGCCTTATTGTTCTGAATCCTGCTGTCCATCCTGACGGACTGACGCATGAACAATATATGCGTATGTCGCTGGTGATGCTGGAGCAAGCTGATGCCATTTATTTACTCGACGGCTGGGAAAACAGCACGGGTGCTGTCATGGAGTTTGACCGGGCCAAAATGCACAATTTGATGTTTATGTACGACTCATGGGATGTATTCCATGCCGCTGCTGCCCGGAACCGTAAACAACGGGGGAAAATGAACGATGAATAAACAACAACTGATCCGCCTTATTCATATCGCCAAAACCAAACTTAAGCTTGACGATGACACTTATCGCGCGGCCCTGGCGACAGCAACCGGCGGGAAAACATCATGCAGTGATATGTCCCATCATGAATTAAAACAGGTGTACGTCGCGTTTGTTGAGCGGGGATTTAAACGCCGTTTTAAGCCTGATTATCAGCATGTTAAAGGCCGTGTGCGCACGGCAGAAATTAACAAAATTCGGGCTATTTGGATCACCATGCATCAGCAGGGATTTATTGATGATGGTTCAGAGTCAGCATTGAATAAATTTGTGATGCGACAAACAGCCAAAATCAATGGTGCCGGAGTCGCAGAGGTCGGCTGGCTAACCCCCTCACTGGTTTATCCGGTTATTGAGAGTTTGAAAAAATGGCATCTCAGACTGATGACAGAATGCATGGCAGCCCGCAAGCAACCACTGCCAGCCCGCCGGGGATACGATGCGATATGTCACGCCTTTAATATGGGGAAATCATCATGAAAATAGCCCGTTGCCCAATTTGCCACTCTGACTGGCATTTAGAAGCGTTATGTGAAGATGACGCCAGTCGTCAGTTATTAAAAATGCTGTCTGAATTACCGGGCAGTTGTGCCCGGCATTTGGTGGCCTATATTGGCTTGTTTCGCCGTGAGAAACAAAACCTGTCCAATAGCCGGGCATTAAAACTGGCCGGTGAAGTGCTGGCGCTTTACAAACCCAGCCGGGTACTAGCTCACGCCTTGAGTGAAACTGTTGAACGCATCCGGGAAAAGCGGGCACAAGGAGACAAGAAACCGTTATCCAACCACAACTACTTGAAAACTGTCTATCAATCAGCCGAACAGATTATTGCCCAAAGCAGCAATATCAATGCACGGGAGAAACAACAAATTTCGGGTTCTGATAGTCGTGATGCCTATTTTAAACAAATGCAGCAAATGGGCGTCGATGTTACCAAATTATCAGGAGGTGCCGAATGGCTAATAAAACAGACGAAATAAACCTGCCACTTTTTGATGATGATCATGTCGAATTGGGGCAACTCTTGGACAGGTTAAACGATATCCCCTTTGCTGAATTGCAAGGGCGCTGGCCGCAGTTACTGGCAGACATGGTTGATCTGTTTAGTGCTGAATTGCAACGGCAAGGACAAGAAGAAACGCTATCCCGTTTATCTAGTAGTAAACTAGTGGGTGCATTAGCGCATTATTACGGTGGGCGTGCGGTTTATTTACCCACTGGTGAGGCTCTTAAAGCTGCGCTGAGAGATAATCAGTTATTTGATGAGTGGAGTCGTTCTCAAGGGAACATTGATAACTTGGCAAAAAAATATGCGCTCACGCATTCAACGGTTTATGCTATTCTGCGTCAACAGTTGATACTACATCGAAAACGTTATCAAATTGATTTACCTCTTGGATAAGTAAGGCCGATCATGAAAAAATGCCTCTTCCTATTAACATGTTTAATATTCTCTTTTTCTTGTCATGCAGCTCAACTTCCTGCTTTTGACATTGTGAAGAAAAATTTAGATACCTATGGCCTACTAAAAGCTAGTGAATGGAAATTTATAGGAGACACTAAAAAAAATACTCATGTCGCTATTGTTGATGGAAATCAATATTGGGCTAATAATAGAGCTATAGCTGCAATATTTAAGTTAACAGGCAATGAACAAGTATTAGAAAAAAAGTTAATGGATACGGCTGTTTTGTGTGTGCAGTTTTCTAAAGCTGTAATCGAAAACCTCACAGAAGAACAAGGCAAAGAATTACTTGCAACGATGGCTGCTGCAACCAGAGTTGAGGGTAGACAAGTATCTACCTCTGTTAATTCGTTTCGATATTACGCATCCATTGATAAAGGAACGAGTGACATTGTTTTTACCTGTGGTATTAGTCAGGGTGATTTTAACTAACAGTCATTCTGACTATTGATTGATTTTTGTTTGACTTCCCACAAACCCAATTGTCCCGCCTAAAACATGATGATGAGCTACCGATTATCAACAACAGGTAGCCATCATGACTTACCGTTACAGCGTTTCCTTTATCCATGCTATCCATTACTTACTGCCCGTGGAAGGCGGCTATGTCAATAACCCCAACGACACCGGCGGCCAGACAAAATTGGGTATCAGTCAGCGCAGCTACCCTCACCTCAATATTGCCGCATTAACCGAAGACGATGCCACCGAAATCTATTACCGGGATTTCTGGCTGAAAGCCGGTTGCGATAAGTTACCGGCGGGTATCTCACTGGCGGTATTTGATGCCGCTGTTCAGCACGGCATCAAGCCTGCCATACAACAATTACAACGAGCGGTAGATGTACGGGATGACGGCGTTATCGGTCCTGTCACGCTGAATGCCGTTGAAACCTTTGCGCCGCAATATCTGTTTATCCGACTACTGAATCGGCGTGCGCTGACTTACTCCCGTATTATTGCCGTGAACCCGACACAAAAAGTCTTTTTATCCGGGTGGTTTAACCGGCTTGATAGGCTGACATCCGCCGTGTTAGAGGTGTTGTGATGCTGCCGCCGCCGATTTCAGAACCTTTATTAAAAAGACAAATTGCTGAACTGCGTAACCCGCGTTATTTAAGTATCTATGAAGCCGGGCGGGAACGTTGTTTACAGCAGGCATTGGCCGGCAACGATATCAGCGACATTCCAATTTATAGTTATAACGCCACTTATCAATCGCTATTTTGCCGGGGCTGGCAATCCGTTTCTGCTCAAGATATCCGCTTATTGTGTGCTGAACGCGACAGGGGGCCGGTATGTTAGCGCACTTAAAGCAGCTTATCAGCAACCCGGCAACCGGTCGCCTCTCAACCTCTGATACCACCTTATTTGGGGCATTTATTGCCAGTACAGCCGTTCTGCTGTGGTGTGCGCTTGCCGGCAAGATGGATGAATATCTGTTCGTCGGCTATCTCGCCGCCTGGGTTACGCATTCTCAGGCATCAAAACAAGCCGCCATTAAGCGTGACAGAGAACTCAATGTGACAGAAAACCGCGAGGTGTTTGCCCGTGATTAATCTTATCCGACGTTATTGGCTCATTGTGGTGTGGGGTTCACTGTGCATTTGGCTGGGGGACAGGTGGGCCGGATCACGTTTGCAACCTCAAATCAATCAGGAAATTGAAAACCGCAAAGAAGCAGAACTGTCTTTTTATCGGGCACAAAAAGCCACCGCCGAATTAAACGCCGGCGCTCTGCATGATTTGATTGAAAAACAACAGGCACAGCAACATGCAAATGAAAAGATGTCAAATGACTTATACGCCGCTATCACGCGCTTATCACAAACCACGCAACGTATTGAGCAACGTATTCCTGAGGCTCTTAGTCGTGATGGGAGTGCTTACACCGGCATTGGCCCTGACGGGTTGCGGCTCTACCAAGCCGCTCTCGGTTACCGCCACGCCGCCCCTGGTGATTTCAGCCTGCCCGGCTATTCCGCCCGATCTGTTGCAACTGCCCGCGAAACCGCCGATGCCCCGTTCCGGGGAGCCGCATGCGCTGCTGACTCATGCCAGCCGGTACGGCCAATGGAGCCAGGAACTGGCGCAAAAGCTGCTGGCAATCAAAGCCTGGGCGACCCAACAACAGGAAAAACAAAATGAGCAGACTGATTGACCGGGCATGTGAGTTAGAGCAATCCCAGCGCGAATTAGCCCTAAAAGCCCATGTTGAGCGCCTGGTCCAGACAGGGAACGGCATTTGCGGTAGCTGTGGCGAGATGATTGATCCCGCCCGGCTTGCCATCAATCCGGCATTTGAACGCTGTGTTGACTGTCAAAAACAGGTTGAATTATGGGAGAAAAAATTCGGTGCTGGCATTTCTTAAAGAGAACTGGTCGATGGTGTGGGCGGCGGTCACGGTCACTTTTAACGTGGTGCTGGTGTTGCTCAGTAAAACTTATGCCAAACGTGATGATGTTGAGTTACTCAAAATGCAAGTACGTCAGTTGGAGGGTTCATTGTCGACTTTACCGAACCAGAAAGAATTACACGCTTTGCAACTGGAGATGGCAAACCTGCGCGGTGATTTAAAAGCGGCACTGCCGGAGCTGCGCCAGTTGCGCCATATGAGCGATTTGTTATTGCAAAATGAATTAAAGGAAAAGAATTAATGTCATCCATGCGTGAAATTTTGAACGCTGACCAACGGCTGGTGTTACTGCGTTCGCTGACTGAATGTGGCGGTGATGCCAATGAATCCGTGTTACAGACTTGTCTTGATGCCTACGGTCATCGAGTCAGTCGCGATGTGGTGAAATCACATTGCCACTGGCTGGCTGAGCAAGGGTTGGTTTCGGTCAATGATGTTGCCGGTTGCCTGGTCATGACCATTACGGGGCGTGGCACAGATGTTGCTGAGGGCCGCAGTACCGTACCGGGCGTGAAACGCCCCCGGCCAAGGGGATAGTCATGAGTAATAAACAGACGCGTGGCCGCCCGTCGAAGATTGATTTGTTGCCGCAGCCCATCCGGGACCAGCTGCACAGTTTGTTGCGTGATAAACGTCATACCCAGGAAGATATCCGCGCGGCGGTTAATGAATTGATTGATGAGGAAGGCTTACCCGATACGCTGAAAATCTCCCGGACGGGTCTGAATCGTTATGCCTCCCGGATGGAAACTTTGGGTGCACGCATTCGTGAAGGGCGTGAAATTGCCGATGTGTGGGTCTCCCGTCTGGGGTCTGCGCCCTCTTCCGACGTGGGGAAGCTGTTGCAAGAATTTGTGAAATCCCTCGCATTTGAAACCAGTATGAAGTTGGCCGAGGGGGATGAGCCGGTTGAACCGAAAGCCTTATCTCAGTTAGCCCTGGTCGCCGCCCGGATTGAGCAGGCCGCCATGACCAGCACGAAGCGCGAAAAAGAAATCCGGGCCGCGTTTGCGGCGGAAGCCGCAGAGCAGACAGAAACCCTGGTCAAACAGGCCGGTCTCACGGCGGAAGCGGCGGCAGATATCAAGCGCCAAATATTAGGAATTGTTTAATGTTGGTACAGAAATTAAATCCGGCGACGGAATTTATTATCAATGCGGTTAACGACGAAACGTTTGATCCCAATGCGGTGCTGCTGGGTTATCAAAAGCGCTGGATCGCCGATGAATCGGTCTTAAAAATTGCAGAAAAATCGCGGCGGGTCGGGGTGACCTGGGCCGAGGCCGCTGACGCGTCACTGACCGCCGCCAAAGCCCGTGACGCCGGCGGCACAAACCATTTCTATATCGGTTCCAATAAAGAAATGGCGCGGGAATTTATTGATGCGGCGGCGATGTGGGCTAAAGCTTACGGACTGGCGGCGGGTGAAGTCGGTGAAGAAGTCTTCGAGGATGAAGATAAAGATATCCTGACATTTGTTATTTACTTTAGCAGCGGGTTTAAAGTCCAGGCATTATCCAGCAATCCGAAGAACCTGCGCGGGATGCAGGGGAATGTCACGATTGATGAAGCCGCTTTCCATGAACGGCTGGCCGAAGTGCTGAAAGCCGCGCTGGCCTTGACCATGTGGGGCGCAAAAGTGCGCATTATTTCTACCCATAACGGCAATGAAAACCTGTTTAACGAGTTGCTCCAGGATTCCCGCGCCGGGCGTAAACGGTATTCTGTTCATACGATTACGCTGGATGATGCTTGCAATGACGGGCTGTATAAACGTATCTGCCAGGTTTCCCGGCAAACCTGGTCGCAGGAAAAAGAAGACGAATGGAAAGCTAATTTACTCAAAGACACCGCGACGGAAGAAGATGCACTGGAAGAATATTATTGCGTGCCGAAGCAAGGCAGCGGGGCCTATATCCCCCGGGTGCTGATTGACCGTGCAACCGATGCCCAGTGTGTTGTTGTCCGTTTTGCTATGCCCAGGGGCCATATGACCTGGACAGAAGACGAGCGTAAAAACACGGTGTTGACGTTTTGTGAAGAGACGCTGTTACCTGCATTACAAAAACTGGATCCTGATACCCGCCATGCTTTCGGTCAGGATTTTGCCCGTTCCGGCGATTTATCTGTCATCGGGGCCGGGAGTATTGAGCAGGACACCCGCCGCATTCTGCATATCACCGTTGAACTGCATGATGTGCCTTATAACCAGCAACGCCAGATAGCCTTTTTTATGATTGACCGACTCCCCCGTTTGGTCGGGATTGCCATCGACTCGACAGGGAACGGCGGTTATTTAGGGGAAGCCGTGTTATTGCACTACGGTGAAAATATGGTCGATGCTATCCATATCACCGATAATTTCTATCGTGAATGGTCACCAAAATACAAGGCGCTGTATGAATCCAATGACATCCGTATTCCTAAAGATGAAGACATCATTGCCGACCAGCGCCAAATCCAGAACATCCGGGGCGTGCCCAAAATTGATAAAACCCGCCGAGCCGGGACCGACGGTAAAAAACGTCACGGCGACAGTGCCGGGGCTTACCTGATGTTTACCCGCGCGACCTATATGGAGGGACAAATGATTGACTTTATTCCGCTGCCGGGTAAACACACCGCGGCAAATGACGACGACGATTTACCGACTTTTGAGCGAGGCTGCTGGTGAAAATATTCAACAGATTAGTGGATGCGGTAGGTCGCCGTTTCTGGTTTAAGCCTGATATGCAAACGCAGGATGATGAGTCCCGTGTGTCGCAATTGCGCCGATACTACGGTGATCATCCGGTCAGTGGTTTGACGCCCGCCCGCGCGGCTGACATTCTGATTGAAGCCGAACGCGGCCAGCTACTGGCACAGTGTGAACTGGCGGAAGATATGGAAGAAAAAGACGCGCATTTGCAGTCAGAATTAGGTAAGCGCCGGCGGGCTATCCAGTCGCTGGATTGGGCGATTAAGCCGCCGCCCAATGCCAGCCGGGAAGAAATCCGGGATGCGGAATTGCTGACCGAAATCTTATCCGATGCGAGTTGGTTGCCGGAATGTCTTTTTGATGCCACGGATGCGATTCTGAAAGGGTTCAGTTGTCAGGAAATTGAATGGGAAAATGTCGGCGAGCTGATTATTCCGCGTGCAGTTGAATGGCGAGATCCTGCCTGGTTTCAGACACCTCAGTATGAGCGCAATCAATTACGCTTACGCAACGGGACGGCGGACGGGGAAGATTTGCAGCCGTTCGGCTGGGTACAGCATATCGCCAAATCCAAATCGGGCTATCTTGCCCGGACGGGGTTAATCCGCACCCTGGTCTGGCCGTTCATCTTCAAGAACTATTCTGTCCGGGACCTGGCCGAGTTTCTGGAAATCTACGGTCTGCCTATCAGAGTTGGGCAATATCCGGCGGGCGCGACCGACAAAGAGAAACAAACCCTGCTTCATGCGGTGATGAGTATCGGTCACAACGCCGGCGGGATTATTCCCCGTTCCATGTTGATTGATTTTAAAGCGGCGGCAGACGGCACATCAGACCCGTTCATGGCGATGATGAATTGGGCTGAGTTGAGCATGTCGAAAGCCATCCTGGGTGGCACACTGACCAGCCAGGCAGACGGCGCGACAAGTACAAACGCGCTGGGTAACGTGCATAATGAAGTGCGTTTCGAGGTGCGCAACAGTGACGCCACGCAACTGGCCGCCACACTCACGCGGGATCTGGTATTTCCTTTATATGCCTTGAACTGCAAATCATTCGATAATCAGCGGCGTAAACCGGTGTTTGAATTTGATTTGTCCGAGCCGGAAGATGTGAGCGCCTATGCCGCCGCGCTGCCGGGGCTGGTCGGTCTGGGGATGAAAATTCCGGTGCAATGGGTGCATGATAAGCTGCAAATTCCTGTTGCTGCCGATGATGAAGATTGCCTGACAGTCCCCGAAACACCCGCCACCCCGGATTTCTCTTCCGCCTTCTTAAACGCTAAAACCGGATGGACCGCATTAACGGCGGAGCCGGTGACATCGGTGAATACGATGCCGGGTGCGGTAAACGGCCAGGAATGGCAAAACACGGTTGACCCGCTGCTAGTTCCTATTCTTGCGGCACTGGAAACCGGGGGCTATGAGGCGGCAAAAAATAAAGCGTCTGAACTTTATGCTGACATGGACGATGAACAACTGGCTGATATGTTACATCGTGCGATGTTTGTCGCCGAACTCTGGGGGCGTCTGAATGCCACAGTCGGTTGATTTAGGTATTGCCGCTAAATTAGAGCCAAAGCTGGCCGTGGATTATTTTCGCGCCAAAGGCTATGACATCAACTGGAACTGGCAGGAAACCGATGCTGCCGCCCATGCGCGGGCGTTCACCGTGGCAAAAGCGGCGCGGATGGACATTCTGACGACTATTCGTGATGAGGTGGATAAAGCGCTGAGTCAGGGCACCACCGAACGCGATTTTATTAAAAGCCTAAAACCCCGTTTGCAAGAGCAGGGTTGGTGGGGTAAGCAAATTGTGGTTGACGGTGACGGTAATGCGGAAACCGTCCAGTTAGGCAGCCCGGCCCGGCTGGCAACCATCTATCGCACCAATTTAGCGACCGCCTATCAAGCCGGGCGATATCAGCAACAACTGGCAAGTACAGATACCCATCCCTACTGGCAGTACATTGCTGTCATTGACAAGAACACGCGGAAAAGCCATGCAGCGATGCACGGGCGGGTGTTTCGTTTTGATGATCCGATTTGGAACACGCTCTATCCACCTAACGACTGGGGGTGTCGCTGCCGCGTTCGCGCATTGACTGCCGCTCAGGTTAAACGGATGGGGTTAACCGTCGAGTCCAGTCTCGGCGCAGTGAGCACCCAACTTGTTGAGACCGGGATTGATAAGCGGACAGGTGAAGTTTATCAGTCAGAGGTCACGACGTACCGCAATGGCAAGCAGCGCATGACCACCGGCGCGGGCTGGTCAAGCAATGCCGGGCAACTGGCTATGGGGTCGGATATCAGTATTGCGCGTAAGCTGATTGGGTTGCAGAGCCGTGAACTCCGTCAGCAGGTTATTCAGTCATTGAATAACGCCCCGGTACGACAAAACGCGTTCGCGCAATGGGTCGGCCAGGTACTGACGCAACGGCGTCCTGGCAACAACATTCAGCCGCTGGGGTTTATGACCGATGATATTGCCGTGGCCGTGGAGGAACGGACCGGCAAGCCTGCCGCGCGCGTACTGGCTATCAGTGAAAAAGATCTGGTACACGCTGACAGCCTTAAGCATCAGAAAAAAGGCGTCGCCCTGACAATGGCCGAATATCAGGCGTTACCGCGGGTGATTGCCAATCCCTCGGCTGTCCTTTGGGATAAGCAGAATCAGAATTTATTGTATATTCGCAGTGACGATGACCTCACCATTAAAACGGTGGTCAATGCGCCGTGGTCGGTACGCAAACAACCGGATGCCTTAGATGTGGTGATTAATACGTACCGGGTGCCGTTAACTGAACTGAAAAAAGGCGTCGCTGGCGGGAATTATGAATTACTGAAAGGGGCGCTGTAACAACAAAGCCCCGAATAACCGGGGCTTGCCACAATGGCGGGAGTCGAACCCGCATAAACGTATGGCTTGCGCTGACGTCGAATTACCGTTATTCGTACACTGTTTAACCTATTTTATCATGAGTGAGAATGAATGCAACTTGACTATCAATTTGATGATGCTGCGATACAGGCGGCATTTAAACGGGTGCAAAAGCTGGGGCGGGATACGACGCCGATCACCCGTGCAATTGCCGCGGTTCTCGCCAGTGAAAGCGAAGAGGCGTTTGCGCAAGAAGCTGACCCGACGACAGGCAACCCCTGGAAACCGTTAACCAAAAAGTACAAAGCCCGTCTGGCGAAAAAAGGCAAGACAGGCAGAATGTTACAGCGCTCACAAGGTGGGCTGGCGATGTCGTTGTCAACAGCGTATGACGCAGTGAACGCGGCCATTGGCACTAACAAAGTTTACGCAGCGATCCATCAATGGGGCGGGTTGCCCGATATGCCGCCTGGCCCGGCTGCGGTACCCGCTCGCCCGTATATGGGGCTGTCAGCGCAAGGCGCGGCGGATATTATCGACATTATCAATACGCAGCACGCAGCCGCACTCAAGGCACGTTAGTATGTCCGTCTTACAGAAAAAAAAGTTAAACGCCTCCTGCGATTTTTAAACGGGTTTTAAACGGGGTATAGTGTCACTGCTCTCCCCCGTTTTACCTTTTCTTTCCCATGCAGGTGTGATCCCCCACACACCCACTTTCTTTTCATATTGCCCAGAATGGCAGCATGAAAAAGAAAAGCCCAACTCCCAACACCCGTTTAGCGATTCTGAATGCCTCGATGACTCAGGCCGCCGATGGCTGGTATCAGCTCCTGCCCGCGGGGCATTTTAGTGCCCGTGACGGCCGCCCGGACGATGTTGTCGGTGGGCAGTGGTTTATGGATGCCGCCATTGCTGAACAGTTTATTACGGCGACAGCCGCTGTCGGCCAGCCGGTGTTGTTTGACTACAACCATGTGACATTAAAACAAGATGACGATGCTGCGGCGTGCAAAGACGCTATTGCGGCGGCCTGGCTGAAAAATCCCGCAACAGATATGCAGTGGCGCGAAGGTTTGGGGCTGTTTGTTCGCCTGTCGTTAACGCCGGCGGCTCAAACCGCCATTGATAACCGCGAATGGGCTTATCTGTCCGCCGTATTTCCTTATAACGAGCTGGGCCATCCCCTTTATTTGAGGATGGGCGCCCTCACCAATGACCCCGGTTTAACCGGTATGCGGCCTCTGGCTGTGCTGGCGGCGCAAACTCTTTCGGATTTTTTACCCCCATCAAAACAGGACATTGTTATGAATGATCTTATTCTCCAGTTGCTAGAGCAGCTGGGTATTGAACTGCCCGACGATACCGCCGAACTGAGCGAAGAGGCACTCAGTGATTTACTGAATCAGGCGCTGTCAGCGATTGAAGCATTAAAAGCCTCGGCGCAAGCCGCTGTTGATACGCAAGAGGTGATTGAGAGTACGGCAGACCCGGACAGTGTGACAAGTGGCGTAACCGATATCGTTGATGATGCCGCCGCCGATATCACCGAAGCAGAGCAGATCCTTGAAGATGCCGCGTTAAGTGGTGTCGATTTAACTCAATTTGTTCCCACTCGTGCATATCAGATTCTTGCCCGCCGCGCCGCAGTGTTAAGTGCCCGGTCGGGTGCGCAAAGTGCGGAGTCGATTATCTCCAGCGCCCGCCGGCAAGGGCGCGTTATAGCCGCAGAGGTGCCTTATTTGCGTGCATTAGCGAGACAGCACGGCATTGCCGAGTTAAAAGCGGCGATTGCGGGCCGGAAAGGCATTACTGCGCTCACCAGCCGTCAAACCCTGAGAGCGAAACAACCGTCGCGGATGGCCGTCCTGTCCGCGTCTGAAAAAGAAGCGGCGAGGCTCCAGGGATTATCTGAGGCCGAATTCCTGAAACGCAAACAAAAAGGAGCCAAATAATGGCGATTGTGACCCCCGCACTGATTAAAGCGTTATTTACCGGCTGGAACGGCGATTTTCAAAACGGGCTTGATCAGGCCCCCAGCCAGTATGAGCACATTGCGACCGTGGTGCCCAGCACGACAAAATCGAATACTTACGGCTGGCTGGGGCAGTTTCCGGGCATGCGTGAATGGATCGGTGATCGCGTTATTAAAGATATGCAATCACACGGTTATCAAATCATTAACCGGCCATTCGAAAGCACAGTGGGCGTTGATCGGGATGATATTGAAGACGATAACGTCGGCATTTACTCGCCGCTGTTTACTGAAATGGGACGTGCCGCCGGTGTGCAGCCGGATGAGTTGGTATTCGGTGCGCTGTCAAACGGCTTCTCTAATCTGTGTTACGACAAACAGAACTTCTTTGATGCTGACCATCCGGTCTACCCCGATGTAGACGGCAGGGGTGATGCTAAATCAGTCAGTAACATCCTGACAGACGACGGCTATAAAGGGTTGCCGTGGTTTGTACTTGATAATTCCAGGGCCATTAAACCCATTATTTTCCAGCAACGTAAAGCGCCGGAAATGGTAGCGATGGATAAAGTCGATGATGAGCAGAACTTTATGCGCAAGCTCATCCGCTACGGCGTCGATACCCGCTGTGAAGCCGGTTATTCATTCTGGCAACTGGCTTACGCCGCTAAAGCGCCATTAACCGCGGATAACGTCTGGTCGGTGATTTCCGCCATGCGTCAGTTTAAAGCGGACGGAGGCCGTCCACTGGCAATCCGGCCCACTCACCTGGTTGTGCCGCCGGCAATGGAAAAAGAAGCCACACAGCTCCTTGAGCGTGAACTGACCGTAGACGCAAAGGGCGGCACTATCAGCAATGAAATGAAAGGCCGACTGGAGCTGATTGTGGCGGACTACCTCTAATCCCCTGTCAAACGGGGTGTTAACCCCGTTTAAACCTTGTTTAAAGGACATGAAATGTTATGTCAGAAAAAATTTCAATGGCTGAAAACGCCGAAACGAGGGATGTTTGCGTGGTTAATACCGCCCATGATGGCTATCGCCGTGCCGGGTTTGTGCTTGTTCGGGGAGAAAACACGTTGCCGACCGTTGATGTTAACCAGTGCCAGGCGCTGGAAGCTGATCCCCGCCTGTCTGTCACGGTTATTACGACAGATACCGATAATGACGAACCGGGGCGGCTGGCTCATCAAGATAACTTATCTCCGTTAACCGGGCCTGAGCAGCCCGGCCGTGATGAGCGGCTATTGAATGCGGTGATGTGTGCTGAACAGGAAGCGGACCCGTTGGTCTTTTTCACCAAAAGCGGTACGCCTCGTATTGAGAAATGGCGTGAAATCGTCGGTGACGATATCACCGTTGATGAAATCACGGCAGCACTGGCGCGGGTAAATAAATGAGTTACGCCACACTGGCTGATATGTACGCGCGTTACAGTCGTGACGGTCTTAACACCCTGACTGATGTCAAGATTGATAACTGGGCAGCATTAACCGATGACGAACTGACTCTTGCGCGTCAGCGACTGATACAAACGGCACTGGATGATGCTTGCGCGACGATTGACGGTTATATCGACAGTCGCGCGACCTTGCCATTGAAAACGGTGCCGTCTGTTCTGGTCAGGGTGGCCTGTGTGCTGGCGCGGTTTTCGCTCGAAGACGGCGCGGCAACAGAAAAAGCCACAAAAGACAGTGAAGATGCGATCCGTCTGCTGGAAAAAGTCGCCGCCGGGGATGTCAGTCTCGGACTCAGTAAAGAGGCTGAACGCCCCGCAAGCGGTGATATTGCGCAAATCACCAGCGCAGGTAGCGTCTGGCAGCGCGAGAAATCACGGGGATTTATCTGATGAAGACACCGGCCTCGATCACCAGTGATATTTCAGATGCATTGCTGGCAGGTATTCAGCAGCTATTTGGTAAAACGCTGCGCAAAGTGGATACCCACCCGGGACAATGGAGCGACAGCGCTGTCAAGCTGATTATCAATACCGCGCCGGCGGTTTATGTTGCCTGGCTGGGCAGTCGCCAGGGCGAGATACGTCATACGGCAATCAGCACCTGGGGCGTTTTTGTCAGCGCATCCGTGTTAAACGGTAAACAAACTCAGGTGCCGGGCATTTATCAGATTGTTGAGCGGCTCACCGCCTGGCTGAACAACCGCCGGATTGCCCCAGCGGGTAATTTCACGCTGACTCAGGTTGGCAACCTGTGGAGCGATACGCAAAGTCAGGCAGGCGTGGCGGTGTATGGGCTGTATTTTGATGCGCCGCAGCCATTGCCGGATCCTGTCGCGATTGACGATTTAGACGATTATGAAACTCATTATCAGCAATGGGAGCAGCCAGCGGGGACGCCTGAACAGGAAGCCCTGATCCATTTACCTACTCAGGATAAATTAACACCATGACTGAATTGCATATTAAACCCACACCGGGGTGGGTTGTTCGTGACCCTGAAACCTATCAGCCCTTAGCGGAAAAAGGGGAAAAAAAGCCCCGTAACGCTTACTGGCTGCGTCGGTTGAAAGACGGTGACGTGATTGAAATATCCGCTACAGTACCAACGAAAAAAGGAGCGCAATAAATGGCTCTCTCATTTAATGAAATCCCGTCCAATATTCGGGTACCACTGTGCTACATCGAATTTGATAACAGTGCTGCCGTCACCGGTACGCCGCAGATGTTGCATAAGACGCTACTCTTAGGATTGCGCATGAAAACCGGACGGGTACCCGCCGGGCAACCTTTTCGGGTCACTTCTGCCAGTGCGGCTGAAACCGCGTTCGGACGTGGCTCAATGCTGGCTGAAATGGCTGCGTCATTTATCAAAGGCAACGCGTTTGCTGAACTGTGGGCGCTCGCCCTTGACGATACTGACGATGGCGTCAGGGCTGAGGGGAAAATTCAGCTTATCGGCAAGGTGGCCCAAACCGGGCAAATTGCGTTGATGATAGCCGGCGTTCCTGTCCGTGTGACGGTCAAAGCCGGGGATGATGCGGTCACAATGGCAGGTAAAATCCGCGAGGCGATTAGCGCACAGGAAAAACTGCCGGTCACAGCAAGCGCGGAAGCCCTGGCTGACACCGTGATATTGAAAGCCAAATGGGGTGGTGAAACCGGCAATGATATTGATGTTCGGGTCAACTACTACGACGGAGAAATGCTGCCGGCGGGCATCAATTTAGCGATCACCCCGATGGGTGGGGCCACGGGCAACCCCGATTTAGCGACCGCCATTACCGCATTCGGTGATACCTGGTGGAACTATATTGTCAATCCGTTCACCGATGCCCCGAATCTCGATTTACTGCGTGACGAACTGAAAACCCGCTGGGGACCGCTGCACATGATAGACGGAATTTGCTGGATGGCCTGCCGCGGCACATTGGCGCAAGCCTCAACGTTCGGGACGTTACGCAATGATTATCTGTTTTCAACCCTCGCAACCGGGATTGCGCCACAGCCGACCTATATCTGGGCGGCCACGTTGGCAGGCGTGGCGGTGGGTTCACTGAGTATTGACCCGGCTCGTCCCCTCCAGACGCTGCAACTGCCCGGTATTTTGCCGCCTGCCGCCAGCGACCGCTGGGCATTGAATGAGCGTAACTTGCTGCTCTATGACGGGATATCAACATGCAATGTGGCGGCGGGTAATGTCGTGCAGATTGAGCGCATGATAACCATGTATCGTGAAAACAGCTTCGGCGACCCCGACCCCAGTTATCTGGATGTCGAGACTATCGCGACTCTCTCGTATTTGCGTTACTCAACACGGGTGCGTATCACGCAAAAATACCCGCGTCATAAGCTAGCTAATGACGGTACGCCGTTCGGTGCCGGACAGGCGATAGTCACGCCGTCCGTCATCAGAACGGAGTTGTTGGCACTGTTTACCGAACATGAATTTGCCGGACTGGTGGAAGGTTTTGACGCGTTTAAAGCAACATTGATTGTGGAACGCGACAGCAGTGATCGCAATCGCATTAACGTGCGCAGCAATCCGAATCTGGTTAATCAGTTCCGTATTTATGCGCACGCTATCCAGTTTATTTTGTAATAAGGAAAAATGATGGCAAGTCCCTATCAGTACACCGGTATCGCGTATATCCGGCTTAATGGCAAAGAGATTCAAACAAAAGACGGCGCACAACTGACGCCCGGCGGCGTAACCCGTGACCCGGTTATCGGTGCCCGGGTTTATGGCTGGCAGCAGACACCGAAAGAAGCCCGGCTGAGCTGTGTTATTCCGCAAGGTCCCGGCGTCAGTCTGTTTGTGATTAAAAATATGGTGGACGCGACTATCGAATTTGAATGCGACACCGGCGAACGTTTTATGCTCGCTAATGCCTGGTGTGACGGCAATGTGTCGCTCACCAGTAAAGGTGAGATATCTGCGGAATTTATCGGTATTGAATGTAAGGAAATTTAACCATGTTTCAGTTAAAGCACGGTCTGCAATACGGTCATGATGATGAAGCCGAAAAGCAGTTTGATGTTGAACTTCGCCAGTTGACCGCCGGCGATTTGATTGATGCCGAAACCGCCAGTGAGCGGGTCGTGATGACGGAGAAAGGCCCGATGCTGCTCTCCAGCCCGGCACTAATGGGCTATGAGTTATTACGCCGCACTATCGCGCGTGTTGGCAACATCAATGGCCCGATACCGATGGCGCTGTTAAAAACACTGCATCAGGATGATTTGGAGTTAATCGCCAGCCAGGCCGGTTTACAGCGTCATGTCGCGATGGAAACGATGAGGCAAGTCGCCGACGAGGGGCGATAGTTTGCAGTGCGTTCGGGCTATTGAGCGCACTGCCTTATACGTCGGTATTCGGCTTAAGGGTGGGCCAGCCTGGGCGCTGGCCTTACCCTTGCCAAAACTGTGGTTGTACTCACACTGGCTGGAGAAACGCTAAATGACAACGAAAAATCGCGCCGAATTTATTGTTAATCTGGTCGGCAATGTAACACAAAAAGCCCGGCAATTCGGGGCCAGTATCCGCCGGTTCGGCACGGAAGGCAGCCGCTCAATGCGGCTGTTTTCAAGTGCGGTCACCGGGGCTAACGGTATTCTGGATAAATTTGATAACCGTATGGTGGGGTTTGTCACTGGCGGCGGGCTTGCAATGGCGGGCAAAAAAGTTGCTGATCATCAACAGACCATCACAGAACTGGGTACAACCTATAATCTGACGGCAGACCAGGTGATGAAACTGGATGCCGCAGTAACCAAAGTCGCCGCGCATCGTAAACTCAGTACTTCTGATTTAACGACCGGTGCAGAGGCCTTTTTGGGAAAAACAAATGATTTTGAGGCGACGTTAGCGCAACTGGACAATATCGCGCTCAGTATCAACGGGATTAAGATGGATGCTAGTGAAGCTGGTGATGTTCTGGGTAAGCTTTGGACAACTGGTAAAAGTTATAAAGCTCCAGAAGCAATGCGCCGCTGGCTAGATACAGTAGTATCCACTTCGAAGGAGGGAACTGGAAATATTAAAGAGCAGCTTGTAGCAATTGCTGCGCAAGCGAAAAATACAAAATGGCAGTCGCCAACAGCTCAAGGGCAATTGTTGGCGATGATGCGAATAGCCAGTGCTGAATTTAATGACCCTTCACAAGCGGACAGTGCCTTGCAAGATTTTTTTGGGGTTATTACCGACAAAGATAAATTAAAGACACTGTGGCAAAAGGGGAGAATAAAATCCACTGATAAAAGTAAGCAACTAAAACAACCTGCGGATTTAATGTTTGAAATCGGCACGGCGGCCAAAAATAAAGAAAACAATTTAAAAGATGTTTTTGACGGCGATACCTTGAAACTGGCTATGGTTTTTGCTGATCCCAAAAAACGGGATTTGGTAAAAAAAATTGCTCACCCGAAAAATATTGAAGAGGGATTGCTGGAGAAAAAAGCCACCCAAAACGTTCAGACGTTTAATGGTGCATTAACGTCCCTGGCGAATACCGGCGAACGATTTGCGCAGTTAAAGCTGGCTAAGCCGGTTCAAGACCTGGCCGATGCCATTCATTCACTTACCCCAGAAGAGCTAGACAAATATGCCGCCGCGGTTGAAAAAGCCGCGTATGCCATCGGGGCAGTAGTGGCGGCACGATATGCGTGGCGCGGTTATAAAAAGTTATCCGATATGGTTAAAGGACCTGGGGGCGCAAATTCCACTTCCCCGTCTAATAATGGCAAACTGGGGGCGGGTGATTCGGATGTGGTGCCCGTTTATGTCACGAACTGGCAAGACCAGAACAACAATAATGCAACTGGCCCTGATGATATCTTTAAATCAAAAAAAGGCAGGATCCGCGGAGCGGCAATTGCATCAACCGTTGCGCTGCCCCTGTTGTCACCCGAAGAACGAGATAAAAATCTTAATAAGTATTTCAAACAGATGCGTGAAGAATATCCCCATGCCTACGACGAAAACGGTAAAGAACGCGGTTCTCAAATATTCCCCATCAGCCTTAAGAACTGGTGGTATGAGCGTAACGAGCAGATAGCCAAAGAAGGGATTAAACCCTCTCCCTACTTAACCGGTGACTGGGGGGAAAATACCGCACCGAATATTACGGACACGACGAACCCTACAGAGCCGTGGGAATACCGCCAGCCCCGACCTCAGCAAAAACCGCCGGAAGGCAAGATTACAATTCAGGTTGAAACGACCGGGGATATCAAAGCGAAAACCACATCAGTCAAATCGGAAAATATCGATTTGCGAGTGAACACCGGCTACAGCTATGGGAAGAGTTACTGATGATACCCGATTTTGATGGCGTGTTAACCCTGTTTAATGATACCTCCTGGCGTTCAAAAGTCGGGACGGGTAAAGGGGCATTCCGGGGTGCCCCGTTCTACATTATTGATGATGCGACATTAACCGGTGGTCGTCGTGTGGTTCGCCATGAATACCCCTTGCGGGATGACGGCGAAACCGAAGACCTGGGGTTGACCACCCGCGAGTATGCATTTACAGCAGTGGTGTTTGGTGATAACTATTTTAGTCAGCGTGATGCGCTGATAACGGCACTTGAAGCTCCTGAACCCGGCGAAATCGATCACCCCTACTGGGGCAAGCAGCGAATTCAAATCGAAACCTACACTGTGCGGGAGTCATGCTATACCGGTGGGGTTGCGATGTTCTCTGTCACCTTTGTGCCGGCAGCAGATAAAACCGCCCCGGTTGAAGCGCACAAGCCCGAACTGAACAGCGACAGCCTGACGAGCCGCGTTCTGTCCGATGTCACAGCAGCATGGGACACCGTAACCGGCGCAATGGCTAAAGTCACCGATACGCTGAATACCGTTGAAGCGACGGTTAATACTATTGTTAACGGTATTCGCAGTTTGCCTGCCACGTCCGGGATGAACCAATTACTAGGTTCCGCGCTGGCGCTGAAAGGCTCCTTAAAGAATCTGATTAATGCCCCTCATCGGCTCTTCGATGATATCGCTAATTTGGTCAGCGGCATGGCGGAAGTTGCTCCACCCGCCGTTGCCAGCCGGGCATTACGTAAAACCGGCAGCAGTATTCAGGTGCAATCAAAATCGAATGTGCCGGCAGTGGCGCATTTACAGCATGTAGTGAATACCACCACCACGGTTTTTATTGCGGCTCAACTTGCCGGGTTAGTGTTAAACGCGGCGACAGAAGCCGCGAAAACCAAACCGCCGGCACCTTCATTAACCCTGGCCGGAACGTCTTACGCCGTTTTTTCTTCGTCAGCCGTTAATGCTCAGTTATCCGAATCTGGGGCTGAAATCCCGGTAACCTCTATTCCGCTGATTGAAACCTTGGATGATACCCGTAAAGCCAGCGTACAGCTTGATGATGAGCTGATGCAATTACTGATAGCAACCGGTGATTTGGGCTGGTTCGAGACCTCAAATCAGCTGCGCGATTTTCGCATTACTTTTGTGCAGCAAATGCAGGCCACGGCGGGGGCGTTACCGACCGCCAGACATATTGCGTTAGCAGGGACAGAGCCGGCATTAGTCACGCTTTATCGCGAAACCGGCGAGGTGCATCAACTTGCCCGTTTTATCCGCCGCAACGGTATCCGACACCCGGCGTTCGTGACCGGCGGCGTAGACATTGAGGTGATTAATGGCTAATACCATTGAATTAATTTTGGGTAATAAAATCTATTCCGGCTGGAAAACGCTGGATGTGACCCGCAGCCTTGAAGATATGGCCGGGCAATTCTCGTTAGGTGTCACCGTTAAAGGCGGTGATTCACCACTGGTACTGGTGCCGGGGCAATCTTGTCAGCTCGAAATTAACGGTCAGCGGGTAATTACCGGTTATGTGGATACGGTGGAAACCAGTATTGATGATGAGCGGACTATCACAGTGTCAGGCCGGGATAAAACCGGTGATTTAGTTGATTGTGCCGCAATACATGGCAAGGGTCAGTGGCGTCATGTCACCCTGGAAACTATCGCCAAAGACTTGTGCAAGCCGTTCGGTGTCATCGTTCGTTGGGAAGTTAAAACGGCATCAGCGGCAACGGTGTTCAAGCAATGGCAGATTGAACCCGGTGAAACCGTATTTGATAACCTGTCACGCGCGGCCCGGCACCGTGGGGTGCTGGTAACCAGTAATGCGCTGGGTGAACTGGTTTTTACCACTGCCGGCACGGAAAAAGCCGGTGTTTTGGTACTGGGGCCGGCAGACAGCCAGGGCGTGAAAATTCAAACGATTGACACTTATCTATCGTGGATTGACCGGTTCAGCTTGTATCGTGTTAAAGGCAGTAATGCTGCCGGCGGTTTATGGGGTGAAACTCAGACTCCGGCGCAATCTACCGCGATTAATATTGATGTGCGTGATGCTGAAATCACCCGCTATCGCCCGACAATTATTCTTGCTGACGATAACCTGACCACCGCAAAAGGCAATGCGCGTGGCTCGTGGGAACAGAAGCGTGCACTGGCGCATGGTATGACTGCAACAGTTGGCGTCACCGGCTGGTTCAAACCAAATGGTCAGCTCTGGCAGCCTAACGAACTGGTGACGCTAAAGGCCCAGCAAGCCGGATTGAATGAGAAAACACTGCTGATTGTCTCGGTGAATTATACGCTTGATAACGATGCGGGCACGGTAACAAAGCTCGAACTGATGCCGCGTGACGGTTTTAACGAACCCGCCCAGCCTGAGCCTAAAATTAATGATGGAATGTGGAAATGATTAATCAGCTTCATAAGCTCACCGCCAGCATTCAGCGCCGGGTCAGGCTGCTGATTTCGCGTGGAGTGGTTAATATTGTCAATGACTCGCTGAAGCAGCAAAACTTGCAAGTTTCGTTGCTGGCTGATGAAGCTGCTGACGATGTAGAACGATTTCAAAACTATGGTCACAGTAGCGTTCCGCCCGTCGGCAGTGAAGCGATTGTATTGTCGGTGAGCGGCGTTCGCCAGCACCTGGTTGCGATTGCCGTCGACAATAAAAACAGTCGTATGGGTAAGTTAAAGGCGGGTGACAGTGCGCTTTATCACCTGGAAGGGCATCATGTTTTACTGACTGAAAATGGGGTTGTTCGCATTCAGTGCAAGCGTCTGGAAGTCGTTGCGGATGAAATTGTGTTTGATGCTCCCCAAACCCGCTTTACCGGCAATGTTGATATAAAAGGTGTCAGTACGGCTGGCAATCATATGTCAGGTTCAACCAGCGGTAAAGACCACATTCACACAGAGCATGACGGATACAGCACGAGCAAACCGAGATGAATGACATTGCGCTTCAATGGCAAACCAACAACGCAGACATTGCTATCAAGCACGCGGATATTGTGCTGGATAACTCATTAGCGACTGCGGTCATTATTTCTTTGTTTACTGACCGTCGGGCGCTGGATTCTGACGAACTCCCTTCTGGAGCCGGTACTGACAAACGCGGTTGGTGGGGAGACTCATTTAATACTCGACCAATTGGCAGCAGATTGTGGCTGTTATCACGAGAAAAACAGTTGTCATCGGTTTTGCATCGTGCCAAAGCCTATACAGAAGAAGCGCTGACATGGCTGATGGAAGATAACCATGCAAAGCAAATCACTGTTGCTGCAACAGCACTCGAACGCGGGGTTTTATTGCTGACAGTGAATATTACCCTATTCAACGGCAGTGTGTTGCCTCTGTCGTTTAAAGCTCATTTAAGTGTGATTTAAATGCCGTATAAAGCCCCATCTCTTAGCGCGTTACTGGCTCGTACTCAGTCAGATATTGAGAGTCGTTTACCCGGCACATTTGCCCGTTCTGCATTTAGCACGACAGGGGCAATTGCTTTTGCTAACGCGGGTAACGCCGCTGGATTGCATGACCATCTCGCCTGGACTAGCCGGCAAGTTGTCCCACATCTTTCAGACGATGACAAACTCTTGGAACATTGTGAATTCTGGGGGGTATGGCGTAAACCCGCCACCCAGGCAACAGGGAATATTACAGTGACTGTGCTAAATGAAACTGTGATACCCAAAGGTACGCGCTTTCAACGCCCTGACGGGGTTGTTTTTGAGTCCATTGATGATGTTTATGCGGCACTGGGTGAAAACCGGGTTTCTGTTATTGCCACCGAATCCGGTAGGCGGGGAAATACAGCAGCCGGGGTTGAATTTGAATTGGTTTCGCCCGTGGTGGGTGTAAAAACTCAAGCCATGACTCATTACATCGGCGGTGGTGCAGAACTGGAATCGATTGATTCACTGCGTTCTCGTTTGTTGTTCAGAGTGCAATACCCGCCATCCGGGGGCAATAAATATGACTATGAACGCTGGGCAAAGGAATGTGCCGGGGTAACCCGTGCATGGTGTATTCCGCGCTATCGGGGCTATGGCTCGGTAGGCGTTCTATTCGTCATGGACGAAGAAACCAATATATTTCCGCGACCTGGCGATCTGGTGCGTGTGAAAGAATACCTGACCGGGCATATCAATCCGGTGACCAATCAGGCAGAGGGTAAGACTACCGGGGCAGAACTGATTGTTGAAAGTCCTGTTGCTAAAGTCATTAATTTTCGTATTCGCTTATCGCCGAATACCGAAGCAGTTCGCCATGCAGTAAAAACCAGTCTGAAAAGTTATCTTGAAAATTTGCCGCATGGCGGACTGGCTTTACTGTCAGAAATGCGGGCAGCAATTTCTAATGCCCCTGGCGAAATTGATAATACTGTAATTTCGCCCGTTGCTGACGTCTATGCCGCAGAGAATGAAATTTTCGTGCTCGGAGATATCGAATGGCAATGACCGAAAAAGACTATCAAAAATCTGGTCTTGATTTATTGCCAGTCGGCAAAGCCTGGGTAAGAGATCCCGATAGTGATCTGGGTAAATTAATGCTCGCCGCCGGCGAAGAATTTGCCCGTATCGACGTGATTAATGATGCCATTTTAAATGAAATTTATGCCGATCGGGCTTTTATGTTGTTGGAAGATTGGGAAGCGTTCGCCGGGCTTCCTGATTGCAGTATTGACGATGAGTCAACGATTGACAGTCGCCGACAGGCAGTAAAAGCAAAATTAGTGATGTCGGGCAGTCTTTGTAATCAATTTTATGAGCACCTGGCGGCAGAACGCGGCTATCGTATTAAAATCGAGGAGCATTACCCCCATCATTGCCTGCGTGGATGCAACTATCCCATTTATCCAGAAAAGAATTGGTTTCGTGTTTTTGTTCATGTCTTTGAAAGAACCTCGCGCTTTTCAACTGTGCTTGATAATTGTAAGCAACGCTTGCGTGTTGCTGATGCGGCAGACCTTGAGTGTTTATTAGAACGCTATGCCCCCGCCGAAACTGAATTTGTATTTATTTATCATGAGGATTAACGATGTTTGGACTTGATAACCCATCGGGCGTTAGCGTGATGCCGCCCATCACCCCGGCAAGCAATCCGACACCGCTCTGGTTTACTGAGGGCGGCGCGGGTCTTGCTGTCAGCTACCCCGGCCAGGAATGGTTTAACATTGTGCAAGCTGAATTACTGTCTGTATTGCAAGCGGCGAGTATTAAGCCTGATAAAAGCAAATTAGATCAACTTGCTGTAGCGATTAAAAGTATTGTCGCTGAAAAGAGCATTGGACTGACGGATAAACTGGGTAATAGCAGTGTATTAGCTGCATCACAAAAGTTGGTTAGTGAAGTTAATGGCAATGCCAATAGTAAGCTGGCAAAAAACCAAAACGGTGCCGACATCCCGGATAAAAATGCGTTTGTGAAAAACCTCGGTTTGGCGGAAACGGTGGAGAGGGCGAATAATGCAGTACCGAGCAGCCGGAAAATTAATGGCAAGGCGTTGAGTGGGGATGTCAGTTTGAGTGCGGGGGATGTGGGGGCTTTTCCGGGAGTGACTCCTTTTGAGAGTTTCCCCCAGCGTAGCTACGTCGGGGCTTTTTCGAGCGGCCCGGGAACTGGTTGGGCTAAAGGTCTGAATTTTGGCTACATAAATGGCGACGTCGGTCAAATATATGTTAATTCCATCGGAGATATGTATGCCTATTATTTGAATTCTAATACGAAGAGCTACGGCGGTATTGTCAATACTCACCCAGTTGGTGCCCCCATTCCATGGCCGCAACTAAATCCTCCATCGGGTTACCTGACGTGCAACGGTCAAGCATTTGATAAATCTTTATATCCTAATCTAGCAGTAGCTTATCCTAATGGCAGAGTACCCGATTTAAGAGGCGAGTTTATCCGAGGATGGGATGATGGTCGTGGTGTTGATATGGGGCGAGTGTGCGGGTCGTGGCAAGCACAACAAGTTCAATACCATTCTCACGTGAGCGGCCATGGAGGCCGGGCTGGCGGGCAATTCGGCTTGACGAACACATGGAATGGCGCTGGGTCATATAGTGATGACGCACGTCAAAAATTACCGTTCACGAACAACGGTAGTGATTATGATGGATTTACAAACAACGGCGCAGTCGGTAACGAAACCCGCCCCCGCAACGTCGCATTTAACTACATAGTGAGAGCAGCATAATGACAGAACAGAAATACTCTTTAGAACATGAAACAGCCATATTGGGTAAAGACGGATTAGCCACTCAAGCAGGTTGGATTAAAGTTTATCACTCGAATCAGATAACGAGAGAATTCATAGCGTCAGATATCGAGTACGTCATGTTGGGCGTCAGTCTGTCAGCCGGTGCTTATCCCGATGCCCCGGAACTCCCTAAATCCCCTGATGAAGCCGTGTGCCGTAGCATCGATAAAAGCCACTGGGAAATACTCCCCGACTATCGCGGAAAAATCGCTTACGACACGCTGACTCGTGACCCGATTGAAATTACTGAAATCGGGGAATTGCCGAATACGCTGACATTCAAGAAACCTCCCACCGATTTTGATAAATGGGATGGTAAGGATTGGGTAGTTGATAAAGACTTACTCAAAGCTCATCAAATCAACGAAGCAAAACAGAAACAAGCAACACTGTTACAGCAAGCAAATTAT